AGTTGTTAAGCTCGAATCGCCCAGTCTCCATTTAGAGTTTGTGCGATCACTCAAAGGACCTTCAACTATGTATGTTTTAGTACAGACTTTCAAATCTGGAACTAACATTTCTTTAGGATTGCTAGAAGAATCAAAAAACAAACAACGATTATTAGGCTGTGCTGCGTATTGCCCGTTGTCTAGTTCTATAAAATTAAAGCTTTTATGCTCTTGAGGCACTTCTGCATAAGTAGTGTCTATAATATTAAAATCGGGTGCAGCATGATCAACTGTAAACAAATATCTACCTGAGTATATTTGTTTGTCTTTGGAGAGAAATTGGCAGCTAATATTACGTAAGAAGGTCTTTTGAAGGACGGTAAAATCATAAGCAAAACAGTCCCAAATTTGCAGTGTATCTAAAGGCAAAAAGGATTCTGGTAAATTATTTGTTCTACTAACAAAAGCATGTAATGGAAGCTTGTCATACAAGGCACCATAACGTGGAAGATATGCTTCTATTCTAAAAGCTTGACTACGTATGCTTTTTAGTGTAATCCAAATACAATATTCATATTCACCATAACCTCGCTCGAAATCATATAAAAATTCTTTTCGAACATAACTCTGAATTGGTGGCAAATTGGCGATTAAAAAACTCATTTTTTTTATTCTTTCTTTATTTTAAATTGTATTAAAATTCATGTATTGATTCCATTAAATTTTTAAGTTTCTTTTGAATAAAATAGTTAAGTAAATTACTACGATTATTGATAATCGCATTATCATACAAGTCTAATGTTTGTTCTTTAATATTATTTGGAATAAAATCAAAATCAACGAGTTGTTGATTTCTCTTATATCCTCTTAGCATATCATCAGTACAAAATGTTTCTGGTTCTTTTCCATTCCACGTTTCTAATTTTTTTGTTGTGATGGGCTTTTGTCTTTTGTCAGAAACGAATACATCATCGTCAGACAAGAAATTAGGCACGCCGTCGCCAACATCACCTTTCATAATGTGTTCTTGAATAAAACGCGCGGGATTTGAACATATAATAAATTTTCTCTGAAGGGGACTATATTGTTCTACATTAGCATATTTCTGTAATTGTACAAAGTCCTTATCAGAGGATAAGATAAGAATAGGCATACTGTTACCAGCATTGATGCCAAGCTCTCCATAACGATGGCATATTGATGCGATGATATCATCTGCTTCAGCATGAGGTATTTGAAGAACTTTATACGGAAAATACGTGCGTAACTCTTCACGAATATTATTAAGAATATTAAAAATTAAGTTCCAATCTAGCTTCGAAGTTTCACGATTTTTTCTTCTATTATATTTGTAGTAAGGAAATATATCACGACGCCAATAATTTTTATCGTCACAACAAATGACAAGTTCGCCATATTTTTGGCCAAACTTTATACGATACATACGCATTGAATTAAGTATCGTGTGACGAATAATACCTTCATCGATAACAATAGAATTGTTATTAATTTGTACCATTAAATTAGAAATGCAAATCTGATTAAAATCAACAAGTATCATATCTATTCTCAAATTTTAATTATAATGCATTAATCATATTCAAATGTCAATAAATTTTTATGCTATATTATCATCAGGAGATGTAGTATCATTTTCTTCTATTTTTCTTAACTCAGAAATAAAATGATCGATTGGCCCTTTAAGAGGATGGGTCATGTCAAGACTTTGATACAAAGTTGATTTAAGGCTTTCAACAGTAAATGTGAAATTTTTGATAAAATTAACATCATCTATTTTAAATCCATGTAATGCAAGCTTATTGATAAGCTGCGTAGAATAATGCGCTACAAGATGATTGATGTAAGTTTTTTTGTTTTGAATAAAGTATTCGAGTAATTGTTCTCTAGTTTGTGGATGAATATTTCCATTCACAGGAAACTGTAATACGTTATTTGATTCAAATTTTTTCATTTGATTACCTTAAGCAAAATAATATCTTTATTGATCCTGCCATTTGGAGCACATTCTTTACTATTTATTTCATTCATAAGTTTTCTCAAAATAATTTTTCCACCAGAAAGAATGGTTGCAAGCGTTTTTTCTGGCTTTCGTACAGTCTTACTTATTGAATTGTCTTTATCCCAACCCGTCAATGTGGTGCCTTTAAATGAAAATCCAGTTGATCCAAGGGCATCATATCGAATGAGTTTACGATATTTTACATTAAAAGCCCACAATTGATTGGCGCCTAATATATCTGCTGGATTTACACTAACAATTTTATACTCCTTGGACTCTTTGAGATATTTAAGATGCGATAACTGCTTTTCAATAGAAATAGGCTTCTTTTTTCGAGCCTTACGAACTGTTTTTTGATTTTTACTCCATGTGCCACTATCATGCACAATATTTTCAAGAAATTCGATATAGTTATTAAGTTGAGCCGGAGTAAGATTTGAATAAGCTTCAACTAACTGACTATCAGTCTTTTTCCGCGTATCGTTCATTTCTTGTAAAATTAATTGATAATAGCGATGAATAGCGATAGCGTGCTGAGGTTTTACATTGTTTGTCTGTAACCATGTATACATATTAAATTTAGAAATATTTTTATAATTATTTAAATAGAATGTATCCAATTCAGTTTCCATTTCACTTATATATTCGTTAGTTTTTTCACGAATTCTATCTTGAATGGAAACTACATTTTCGTTATCTTTTATTGTAACTTCTTTATTAATCGACTTGCCGAGTTTTACATATTCGTCAAGTTTTTCATTCATTTTTTCCAATACTTTTTCAGGCAGTTTGCATCCCATGAAAATCATGCGCGCATTATAACACGTCACACAATCTATCTTATAAGAGTTAATCTTTTTTAGAAATGCAACTTCTTTTTTATCTCTATTTTCAGGATAATTATCAAAAAGAAGATTGGATGCTGTCTTTTTACCGTATGTATAATTATACCAATTGTACGCTTTATCAAGTTGAATACTTGATGCAACTTCGTCAGTCCATGTCGGCTCAAATCCTAGGTATTTTTCCTCAAGAGAAGCCGAAACTTTCCTTCTCACAATAAACTCCTATCTCTATCTGTAATTAAAGAATTAATCATACTCTTATTTTAAAAAATAGTCAATCATTATTTTTATATTTTTTTTATTAACAAAATCAATCACTTACGATCATTTGAAATTAATGTTTTAAGAAATACTTCCCATTCAGGAATTCTACTATCCCACGAATAAAAATTATCTGAATATATCTTTTGAAATTTAAGTTTTGACATATGATTGTCTTCCCAATAATTGTCTATAACAACATCTAATATTCGTGCAAAGCGATTTGCATGAATATTAACATCTTCATGAAATTGATACATTACAGCAAAATTGGCGCAAGTTTCTGCAAGTGCAGCATGATTAGGACAAATAACACAACACTTAGCGCTCATTGCTTCCATCATTGAAATACACGAAGTTTCTGGCCAAATATTTGGATATGCAAAAATATGAGCATTTTTCAAAGCTTCTCTAATTTTATCATTAGATACCACTCCGTGATATGTAATGCCGGGATGATCATTGCAACGATCAAATACTTTTTGATATGGCTCATCTCGATGTGGCCAGCCATAAATTTTGAACGAAGAATAAACATCTAAATGGATTTTGTCTTTATGTTTTTCATAAAGAGCTTCAAATGCTGGAACAAGAAGCTCTAAGCCACGATGTGGAGTAGTATGATAAATTAAACGTAAAGGACCTTCACGATTTTTTTCATGATCTTCAATAGGATCAATTGCATTATGTAATACCATACTTTCTTTGTAAGGAATAGAATGAACGAGATGATACGTTTGAAATTGATAATTAGAAACAAAAACAAGTTTACTAAATCTTTTTCTCTTTTCTTCTTCGCGAAGATGTTGCACTTCAGGATCATTCCAAGTATCGTGCAACACAAGAATGTTTTTCTTTTCTTCACTTATATTGCGCACGCGAGAATGGATAATATTAAAATGTTTTAATATATTAGGATCGATACGCTTTAGAAGATTCTCGCGTATCATTTCAGTTCCGCCTAACGCGCCAATTACATTTCCATTTTCGTCTATATTATCTTTAAATTTATCATCTTCATTCAAACCAGTAATAACAAATTTCATTAAATTTATTCCTCTGTCTGTGTGTTTTCATTGCCTTGAGGAGAATGAGAACGAATAAGTAAATATCCTCCAAATTCTCCCCATAAATCTTTGGCGTTAATGCGAATGAATTTTTTATTTTTTTCATTTTCATTTGGATTTTCAATAGTAAGTACAACATTTTTTCGAGCCTTCCAAGCGCGTTGCTGATTAATCAAGCGCAGGGCACTGTTTGCTCGATACTCTTTTTTATGAGCTTTTTTTGACCAAAGAGACATACTTTTATGTTCGCCCTTTGATTCTAAATGTTTACGTTGTTTCTTTTTTGACATCTTTTACCCTCAAATAATCTTTCATTAATATTTTTTTATTTTTAAAAAGTGAATTATAAGTGCAGCAAATCCAAAACTTCCTAAAAATGAAAGAAATAACAAAATTGCTGCAATTAAAAATTTATCATCACGACCATCAGCAAACGCATCGGTCATATAAATCATAGAAAAATTTATAAGTGCTGTTGAAAATAAAATTCCACCAATCGCAAGACAAACTGATACAAAGTATTTGTAAAATGTTTTTAATTTAATTTTCATATTAATTGAATATAATTCTCTAATTTGATCTATATTGTATAAAGTAATCCACCAGCTTCAACATATGTTCTCATTTGAAGTTTGTATCCTGTTGTTTGACCCATTGCATCAAATCTATATCTGAATTGTATTAGTCTATATTTTTTATCATTATAATCAGATGATTTTTTATATATGATTATGGTAGGATCTTCTAAATTCTCTAAGTAAAGAGCATCAAATGAAGTATTAGTAACTGCTGATATAAATCTTGGACCAAAATCTTGTTGTTTAAATCCACCACCTTTTGTAAAACTTACTAGTTCTAATCCACTTTCATTTCGTGTTGCTTTTGTTTTACAATATTCTGCTAATCTTTTTTTAAAGTTTTTATCCTGAAGTTTTGTTTTTAATTTTGGTGTTACATGTTCCTTAAACATTTTTTTCACCGTCTTTTTCAAAGCACGAACCTCTGCGGAATTCCCAGCAGTTGTTCTATCTCTGTATCTTTTATCCAAGAGAGTTTGTTCTGAACCACCAATTGCTTTCAAGAACTTATCTTCATAACTTTTTGTTTCAATGCCTAATGGTTCAAATATCTTTCCAAATTGTTTAAACTCAAGACCAACTGCTTGAGCAAATTGACCTACATCATACTTTAATGAAATTTGAGTGGATGTTCTAGGCCTTCTAACTCCCGCAGCGGTATATAAATCCAATCTAATATCAACTTTTGTTCCTTTTTGATCTTTAGTTCCTTCACTAGCGATAACAATTTTATCCTCCTGCAAATTAAACTCAGTAAAAATAGCTTTCTTTCTGATATTACTGTCAGAATTTACTTTTGCAACGGAAGAGAGAAATAAATCATTAATTCCAGGCCAAGTTTTATCATTAGAAATGTATCTTGCACTTGGTTCTGGAATAGCTGCTGTAACCTCAATTTTATCAGTAATTTGAGACTTTATTTTTGATTTTCTATCAGTATCTTTTACACTAAAACTTGCTTTAAAATCAAAATCATTACCTCCGATTTTAACCATTTTAGTCAAAACTTTTTTTACGTCACCGACTGTTACCTGAGGTAAATTACCTAACGAAATTGGAGCTCCTTTTGTCATTCTTTTTAAATCAGCAGCTTCCAATCTTTTTTTAAATCTAGCAGCTATGGCAGCCGCTAAAATAATTTCCGATACATCTCCCATATTTGGTGTATTTGATTCTTTAGCCATTGTGTATAGTAATGCCTTACAAGATTTTAGCTGATGTTGATTTCATCAGAATATTTATATCTTTTATTTATGTTACTCTCCAATCATTAAAAAATTATAATTACACATTATTACGCCTCATTCTAGATATGTCTATAGCATCTTTCTTACTGCGAATAGGAACAGCATTGCTCTTATGCATTTGTGCAATTCCTATGATTTCTGTTCCTGTATATATCATAGGCTCTTTTTTACTCATTGAAGAGTTATAGGAATTTGCTATTAAAGAACGGTCTGGGATGGAAGATTCGAACTTCCGACAACCTGCTTCCGGAGCAGATGCTCTACCAGACTGAGCTAATCCCAGATATTTGGTAGGCGCCAAAGGATTCGAACCTTTTCGAGAACGGTTATCTGCCGCTGAAAGGTTTATAAGACCTCCCTGTGTGCCAACACCGACGCCCATTTGATCATCACCGACGCTCGTTTGAGCACCACCGGTGCCCATTTGAGCACCACCTATGCTCATGTTTTTGGTGATCCCGATACGATTCGAACGTATGACATTCAGATTAGAAATCTGATGCTCTAATCCAACTGAGCTACGGGACCTTATACCAATTTTTTTCAAAAACTTTTCGTGTTGTCTTTCTGCTTCAAGCAATCTTTTCGTTTTTGGTCTATTTCTTTTCATCTTTTTTTCGTTATATTCAATTTCAATCTGTTGTAGGGATGCCGCCATTGGTGATCGACATGAGCGTGCTCGAGGTCTTCCACCAAGGCTTCAAGATATTCATGACAATTAACCCACTCATACAAAATACCAAGTTCAACATTATCTATTGCTTCGCTGAACCTAGGATTCTTTATCATTCTTTCGTATTCTAAATTAACTGGTCTCATTTGTCAATAACATAATTAAATATTTTTATCATCTTTTTTACATAAGTCGGCCGCTGATCCATATACAATCCGACCATCAACCATGGTAAGCAAATTGCGACCTTTGACTTTACGTTCATCAAACGGTGAGTTTTTCGACTTACTAACAAACTTTTTAGCATCGATGGTCCAGCAAGCGTTTGGATCAAATACGATTAAATCAGCTGGCGCACCTCGCTTAAGACGCCCCTGTGGCAGCTTCATCAGATTGGCTGGTCGCTGAGTCATTAGCGCAATCAGAGCCATAATGCTTATCTTACCTGCATGGTAAAGTTCAAGCGATATAGGTAACATTGTCTCAAGGCCAACTACG